GGACCGGGGGTGGACCGCTCGTGCCGATCACCTACAACCCAAGTGATCGTCTCCTGTTCTCAGTCCGCGGGTTGTGGACTAACCAGGACGAGTGGTCGCTCTCTGGAGATCCTAGGGCCCCGAACCGCTTCTATGTTGGGTACGTCATCGAGGTTCCAGGGCCTACGAACAACGACTATCTTACTTTCCAGACGACAATGTAGCCATGCCTTTCCCTCCCCCGCCAGGCAGCTTCGAAATCGATTTTCACGGGATCGACCTGATTCGGGGACGGGATTGCGTCATTTTCTCCAAGGGGCCGGCGCACAACGTGGCCGTTGACGCAAATCTGATCTCCGGGGGGTGGCCGGGAGGCCAGGGGGCTCAGTGGTCAGCGTCCGATGCGGACGAACCGACGGTGACGTATTCCGCCGGGCTGTTTGGAGGGTTTCTCATCTGGGGTTCTGATGAGTCGGCTGACCAGTATACGGCGATGACGGGGCAACAACTCGTCTATGGTCACGCCGTCCTCATGACGGGCAGGGCTGTGATCTCGACCTCCAGTTACGAGCGATACACGTACGCAAGTCGGATTGGCGGTTCGAGCCTCGTCCCATTGGTGTACCAGCCCCACCAGGTGCTCTACTTCTCCTTGCGGGGTCTGTGGACTTACGAGGATGAGATGACTCTCTCTGGCGCATCTTTCGCACCCGCGTATCATGTGGGGTGGGTCTGCCAGCTACCGAAGCCCATCAACCAATACTACCTGGGGATTCAGACGAGGCTCTAATGCCGTCCCGCAGCCCTCACAACATGTCGGTCGAGGAGATCATTGGCGAAATTGGCCAGCTCCGTGAGGGTATTGACATCTCCTCTAGACGGATCACGGAGCTATCTCGTAGCCTGTATGACCGAATGCGGCGGAACGATCGTTATCGAGTCGCCACCAATGGAGAGCGAAACGACGCCACCAACATCTACACGACGTACGCCAACCTTTGGTTGCGTTTTGGGGGCATCGTTCAGCAGGGCCTACAGCGCACCCGGCAAGCTGATCGGATTTTGCGGTTGCTTCCCGAAGAGGAGACCCCCCGAAGGGTCGCACAAGATGCGAATCCCCCTCCGGCCCCCATGCAAGAAGCACAAACCGTGCCGGCCTCTTCTCCCTTTGAAGATTTTATCACTGTGTATGGGGAGGAGATGATGCGCGATGCCTCCCCCGCCGACGGGCAACGGGAACGGTAGTGGTCGTAGGACGTTTTCCAACGTTCCTCTGCGCCAGCCCGTAGTTGCCCCTCAACAACAAGGCCGACAATCCCCGCCGAGCGTTGCTCACGGGGAATACGGCAATCGAGTGATGCCACTCACGCCCCGAGAGCGCGAGGCTCGAAGGCTTCAGCGTAGCTCCCGTACAGCAGCAGCGGTCCCGAGAACGGCTGCCTTTGGGATCGATCCTGTTGGGAGTGCCAATACGGTCCAGTCCGGATCGTCCTCGTTCTTCAGTCCCCAGCTCTCGACCGACTTCCTGGAGTTGCCGCAATCGCTTCGCGAGAAGCGAGAAATCTACCGGCACTTCTACAACTCCGATCCTCTCGTGGGGCAGGCCATTGACCTGCACACTGAGCTGCCACTCTCGAAGACACGGCTCACGCAGCCCAAGCCAACGACCTGTCCGAAGGGGTTCGAGTCGCCTGACAGCTACGGCAAGTACATCCTCTGGTTTTTTGAGAATTGGAGCCGGAAGGCTCGTCTCTTTCACCACCTGATCACTGCGGTCCACCACTACTGGCTCGATGGGTCCATCTTCATCTTCGCCGAGGATTCGACCGTCGATGTGCCTCAGGACGTAGGGTACGAGCAGCGCCAGATCGGGACCCGATCGGTGGTCACTGACGAGGGGGAACCCCGCGAAGAGCCGGAATACGGCTGGGTGGAGAAGACGGACCGCGAGGCCCAGGAACTTGCCTATTACCAGCGGCACTACAAGGGTTGGGACAAGCTCATTGTCCTCCCTATCGATCAGGTGAAGGTCACGACCTATTCCTTCACGGACAAGTGCCGCATCGAGCTGGTCCCCTCGGATCGGGACAGAGCACTTATCGAGCAGGCCAAGATCGGCAACGACCCCATCGCTGAGCAGATGGTGGAAGAGATCCCCGAGGAAGTTCGCGACTACATCTCCTCAGGCCGCCTCATCCCTCTGGGGACCGATCCCGAGGAGGGCTCCTTCTGCTACCATCTGGCTGGTCGCCGGGGCGCGGGCGAAGAACTGGGTCAGAGCATCCTCGACCGCTGCTTGCGCCTCTTGTACTACAAGGAGAAGCTGCGCCAGGCTCAGACGCAGATCGCTTCTCGCGCGATGACCCCCAAGCGCATCGTGTGGGCAGAGGACATCTCGCTATCCGACCTCGAAGAGTTGCGGGAGCAGGTGGACCTCTCGCTTGTCGATCCCGACTACTCCATCACCGCGAACTATGAGGTGCATTGGGAGGAGATGGGGTCAAAGGACCGTCTCCTCGACCTGTCGGGCGAATATGAGCTGGTCAACAAGGAGCTGTATGCCGGTCTTGGGGTGACTGAGAGTCTTCTCAGCGGCGAGACCCTCTACAGCGGCGACCGACTCAAGCTGGAGGTCATCAACACCCGCTACATGTTTCTCCGGGAGATCCTTCAGGAGTACGTCCAGGAGTATCTCTTCAAGCCTGTAGCCCGGCGCAAGGGCTTCGTCGAGAAGAACGAGTGGGGTGAGGAAGTTGTCCTCTCCCCCGGGCTATCCTTCACGCGCCTCCCGCTTCGGGACAGCCAGGACACATTCGATGCACTGCTCAACCTCTACCAAAAGGGGTCCCTCAGCATCGACGTCATCTTGGAGCTGTTCAACATCGACCCAGAGGACACGAAGCAAAAGCTCCAGAAGGATCAGTGGACGGTCAACGAGGCGACCTTCAACGAAGTCACCCGTGCTGTCTACGGCGGACTTGCCGAGAAGATCATCGACGGAAGCGACGTTCAAGACAGGGTCATGAAGGGTCTCGGGCTCAAGGCCAAGAAGGCCGAGCCCGACAATCGCTTCTAGTTCTCCTATCGGCAAACGCTACACACAATGTACCGCGGAGCGACCAAAGACCATTACGAGCGTGATACGGAGGAGACCGAGCGTCTCATCCGAGAGTCGCCCAAGGTTAAGCCGCCCCGCAGGGACCTGCGCCGGGAGCGCACGGAGACCGATCGAGACCCGGATATTGACGACGATCCTGACATCTCCAAGGACAAGGATCTGTCCCTCAACTACAAAACTATCGGGGGGTCTGAGCGGGTTGTTGCTCGGTACCTGTACGGGTATGACCCCACTGTTTTGCATGTAGCGGCCCGGGCTATGAGGGCCGATATCGATCGTAACGACTATGTAGCTGTTATCAACAAGGAGACGGGCGAGAGCACGCACGTTAAGCAGGACACACTCAAGGGTCCCGACGGGGCCAAGTACAAGGTCATCAAGGAAGAGGAAAAGAAAGGACCTACAGACGACGATTCGGCCAAAGTGCTGGAACTGGCGGAGAAGGAGCCTCGCCTGAAAGGGTTCCTCAATACGCTGGCTGACCCAAAGCACAAGGAGCACACCACCCTTACTTCTTTGACCAGCGTCACCCTCGACAGAGTTCTCAAGGGCATTGACTTCCCGCCCAGTATCAAGACGGTTGGGGATCTTCAGGCTGTCGTTCAGGCGGCCCTAAAGAAGGGCTCTCCGAAAAAGGAAGGCCCCAATAAAGCACCTCGCAAGCCGTCACCGCCGAAGGCCCAGCCCGAAACACCCCACGAGGAGAAGGCAGCTCCCCCTGGCCCGAAGCCCACGACCGATAGTGAGCCTTCTGCTCCGGTTGAGCACCCTAAGCCTCCGATCAAACCAGCGCCGGATGACGACTACGAGTACGGTGCCCCGTCTGGTGAGGAGAAGGCAGCCCTCCAGAATTGGATCTCAGAGGGTGGGCACAACAAACCAGATTTCAAGGCGTGGGCCGACAAGCAGAAGACCATCAGCGAGCAGGACGGTAAGCTTCTCTTCAGGACGAAGGGCAAGGCTCGGGTACCATTCGAAGAACTCTCGACAGCCGACCAACAGAAAGTCAAGAGTCAATTCGAGAAGGACACCAAGACTGATCGAAACGTAGAGGCCATCAAGGGGTTTGCTCAGGACCCGGAGACGCGCAAGACACTCCAGGATTTGGCCAATCCAGAGAGTGAACTTCGGAAGCGTCTGGAGTCAACCGCTAGAGAAGAGCACCTCGATCTTTCGGAAGCAGACATTGCCAAGACTCTCCCAGGTCTTGCCCACCTCAAGTTTCCTGAGACGTTTTCCTCAGCGCAGGATGTTGTAGATGCTGCGGAGAGGATTCTTAGTAAGCCCGCGGAGCCTCACCGTGAGCCAGTTAGCAAGCAAGAGGAGCAGCGCGCTGAGGCGGCTATTGAGGAATCCCTTCCGCAGGAGTTCGTGGAACACATCGCGGGGATGCGCCTACACCCCAATCAGGTGAACTCTCTTCTCAGCGCGTACAAGGCGTCGATGAGTGTGGACGTTCCCGACGATGAGGTTCTCACGTCCGCTGGATATCAGCTCGACCCAGATAAGATCGAACCCCCCGATCATGCATACGTCAACGGCAAGAAAACCTCTTTTGACGACCTGACACCCGAGCAGAGGTCTGAGGTTTACGATCGCCACAAGATGCAGGTCTTGGCGACCAGCATGGCTGCTAAAAAGAGGCTTGAGGGTAAGTTCGCTTTCACCGGACTTCCTGCCGGGCCGGCGAAGATTATCGCTGAGACGGTACTCAAGTCGAAGGGTCGCCCGCTCGCGGATCAGGCCGTACAGGACTTCTTCCATACCTCCCTGGCCACCAGTTTCGCTAGCAAGCCCCTGGACGACAAGGAGGTCAAGGAACTCTTCAAAACGGTCCAGGATAACCCGGCAGCAAGGAAGCTGGTCGCTGCCTACGTACAGGCGTCCTCCTATGCACAGGCCCGGGACCAGTTTCTCAGCCCGAACGCTCATGGTCCCAACCGAATCACCGAGCACGATGATCCAGCTAAGCTCGCCAAGAAGCTTCAGCGTGCTAGCGACTTCCTGAAAGAGAAGACGAAGGATCTGCCCCCCGATACAGTGGTGGTGGACCCCGCGATGGCTTTCCGCAACCGCGTGATCGATCGCATGTCTTACTTGGCCCCAGAGCGAGTCCCGTACATCCGTGGGTACCTCAAGGACTACGAGATGCACGATTACGAAGCCAAGAAGAAGCAGGCCGAGAAGCTCACGAAGGACTTCGACAAGGCCTATGAGAAGGAGAAGAAGGCTCGGGAGGAGGAGTTGGGGAAGGCCGGGAAGGGACATGATCCCTACCGTGAGCTTGCGAACCAAGAGGAAGACGACATTCTCGCCCGGTTGGCGAAGAAGGGGATTTCCCGTCCGAAAGTCCCAGCGGAACCTCCTGAGTATGATGCCTGGAAGAACAAGAACGAGGTTTTGGACAGCGCCAAACGCTCATTTGGGTGGCTTCATGGCCTGCTGAAGGACAGGTCCAAAAAGCAGAAGGAACGGAAGGATCTCTCGGAGGCCCGGGATGAACGGCTGAAGGAAGAAGAGCGCCTGTCTGAGGACGGGGGTCCGACACCCAAGCAGGCGTCCCTGACAACCGCGGACCGGGCTCTTGTCCGTCACCTCCTACCACGGATGGAGGATCGAGTGGCCTTTCGGGCGACGATGGGGCCCTCCTATTCTTCTTATTCTCGGGGTTGGGCGATGGGAGACTCATCATCTGGCGTCCGTACGGCCCTCTACTGGGGTCAGGAGCCGTACGTGGATACCCAGCCCTACCCGGGGTGGCAGCAACTTCACGCCCGGGACTTCAGCCAGACGGACTTTGACAACGTGTTGATGGCCGCCCAGGAGTGGCTTAAGTTGCCGGTGTTGCGTCGGGAGATTCGGGGACTGTACCCAGACACCCAGCTTCGGGCGGCGCTCGATCTGGCCATCCGCGACCACGAGAACGGCAAGTACTCCGGGGGTCTCTACCCTACGGTTTACAACGAGCTACTCGCCCGGCTCTCCAACCAGCCGGGCCCCTACGAGCTGCTCACAACCACACCCGACGACGTCCCTGTCGCCGGGACCAAGAACGCGGGCAAATCCACTTATGGGGATCTCACGGAGAGAGGATCGAAGATCATGAAGGCATCGGCACAAGTTCGTTTGTTCGCCTCGCGTGCTGCTTCTGGGACGCTGGACCCCGAGCTGGCGTTCGACCTGGCGTCGTTCGCCGATCATCTGGCGGCGGAGGAGGCTCAGGCTGGGCAGGAGCAGGCGGGCCAACAGCAGGCGCCGGCTCAGGTCGAGCAGCAGAAGCAGGCCGCCATCCGTGTGGCCGCGACGCAGGTCAACAAGTTCAACGCCGTCAAGGCGATTGTCCTGAAGCAGGCGACAACCTACCCGACCCTTCGGGAGGTGTTCGTCCCCATTCTTCAGGCCCTCAAGAGCTGATGGTCCGCCTCCCCAGGTGACCCCCCAACGAAGAAGGATCCTACCGATGATGCCCAAATTCGCCAAGCAGGAAGCCAACGCGATCGTCTTCCGGCTCGACAAGATGGCCCACGCCATCCAGGCCAACCACAAAGCCTGGGGGATGCCGTTCGATACGGCCAAGGCGCTCGTCAACGCGCTCGATCAGACAGCAGACGAGGTTGAGGTCGCCACCTTCGGTGCCGAGTCCCTCGCCCAGCGCCAGGTCGAGGTCGCGAAGCAGATTCAAGCCCGCCAGAACGGTGGTGCCCAACAGCGCACGGCCGAGGTTATGCACCGCGAGCCAGATGAGCCGTACATGAAGTCGTTCGATACGAACCCCAACACGGTGCAGATCGAGGCGGATGAGCCGTACATGAAGATGTACGGTCAGGGGGATCAGTCGTCGGCTGTGCTTCATGGTGTGTCCACCTCGGGCCGCCCTCTCACGCCACACAAGAACGACTCTCCTTCGCCGGTCTGATACAGCGCTTCAAGAAGGAGGGACAGAATGGGCATTGACTACTGGTCCCTCACCAAGGAATTCGCCGCAGGCGACATGGTGCAGCGGTTTGCTCCTGGTCAGGGAGGGTACTCCCTGTCCCCGTTCCTGGGTCGGGTTACGGTAGTCCATCGTGGGCTCGGGGTTCTGGACATCCAGTTCCCGTATGGGAGTGAGAGACTCTTCCCAGACGACATCGTGAAGGTTCACCCAGCATCCTCAAGCTGGTTTCCACCAGCGCTCATGGACCAGACGTACCTGACCCTCGACACCCAGAAGGCGCGCGAGCTGTGGGCATCGGCTGCCGCGCTCAAGCTCTGGAGGACGACCGAGGTTCCGCAGGGGTTTCATTTGGACCTCGCCCGCCTCTGGACGAAAGGGGCTAGCGAGGTTCAGGCGTACGACGACCTGTGGCGTAAGTACGCTGCTTATGGGGCAGCCGACGATGACATCAAGGACGAGGCGGGCAAATTCTATCTCGTCGGGCGCAACTTGGCGTCAGCGTTCGTTCAGGAGTTTGCCCGACGGAGCGCGGCATACTGGGTGGCACAGAATCGCCAGTACCGCGTGACCAAGAAAGAGCATGTGGGTCGGACGCCACTCTGTCCGAAGTGTGGGACAGCCCTCAAGAAGACCACGTACAAGATGGACAAGGGTGCCAAGCACCGTCTGTTCGCCTGCCCCAAGGATCTCTTCCTCATCAAGCAGGACTCCATTCTCGGTCCCTCAGGCGAGCCGGTCGAGTGGTGATGGATAGTCCGTTTCTGAGGAGAGATAGTCGTGGCTAGGTACAAGTACGCCAATGCGGAGGTGACGAAGGCTTCCGTCGGGGAGTCTGATTGGGATCACATCCGTCGTCAGGCGCTCGCCCCCGCGATGGACTTTCGTCAGAAGACTGCGAAGGTCATTCTCCAGGAGTACGAGCCGAAGGATTTCCTGCTCACTCATTGCACCATCATCGCGTCGGTTGACTGCGAGCCTGTCAACCAGCCGCTTGGTCGGAGCATGGTGGACGGCTTCCAAATCGATCGGAAGTACGCCGACTACTATGTCACGCCGCAGTCCGCGCAGTACATCAACAACAACAACGATTGCTGGGAGCGCAAACTCCTCCTCGCGTGCTTCAAAACATTCATCGGCGCGGAGAACTACGTCGAGCACATCCAGATCCCCGAAATGTCCAAGGGGAAGATCATCGACGCTGCCGCTCGCAACATCGGCGATTCGATTTACGTGGACATCCTCATTGCGACCAATCGCAAACATGGGTCGTTGTGTGAGGCAATCACCACCGGGAAGATCGGCACGCTCTCTATGGGGTGCTCGGTCGAATTCACCACGTGCACCAAGTGTGGCAACGTCGCCGAGGATGAGACCCATCTCTGTCCTCACATTCGCTACTTCAAGGGCAAGGAGTTCGTCGACGAGTTCGGCAACACCCGCAAGATCGCAGAGCTGTGTGGGCATATCGAGGCGGAACCCGGCTCTGTCAAGTTCATTGAGGCGTCTTGGGTAGCCAATCCGGCCTTCACTGGTGCTGTTCTCCGAAATATCCTGAATCCCGAAGAAGTTCAGGATCTCGGCAAGAAGATGCAGATCGCTTTCGCGCAACAGACCCCACGGTCAACGATGGACCTTGCGGCGATGCATAAGGCGGCTCGGTCTGTCGGTGCAGGCGTTAGTGTCGACCTCCTTCGTCTCGCACAGGATCAGGGAGATGATCAGGGTCAAAGTCAGGGGCAGAGCCAAGACGCTCCTCCTCCTGCCCCGGCTCCTGTAAAGGACCCCCTCCACAAGGCTGTTGGGGATCTCGCAGATGTCATTCGCGAGCAGGCGATCGAGAAGATTCGTCAAGAAATCGGACAGCAGGAGTCCGCCAAACTTCAGGGGATTCCCGAGGACCAAAACGACACCCTCATCAAGTCCGCGATGAAAGACCCCAAGTGGCGCCGCATCGGCCAACTTGTGTTGAGTATGTACAACAACTCTAGTGCGGCCCGCACGATCCTTGCCGGCCTCATTCTCCACAAGTCTGGGGGATGGTCGGCAGTCAAGAAGGGCAGATTCACGGGGCGCCAAATTCTCGCCGTTTCACGTGTGATCGACAAGATGACTCGTCGTTCTTCCATGGCTGGAGAAGGACGAGTCTATCAGACCGTGATCGCCGTGGGCGGGATGTCCCCTTATGGAGATGTAGAGACCTACTTGGCGGCTTGTCGTCAAGTACTTGGCCGGCCCCTTACCGGCACAGAGTCGGGAGCGCTACTCGAAAAGGGTAGACTGTACTCCTTGGGGTCATGAGTTTCTTTCTATATTCCCGCTGAGAGCGAAGAAGAGGCCCCGACATGCGTGCACGCACCACCTGGAACCAGCAAGAGATCCTGACTCGGGCAGCCTCGTCCAGCCCGACGGCCGCCACCACTCGTACGGCAGATCCGTACGCAATGAACCAGGACCACCTCAAGCAACAGCCCCCTGGGGACAAGTACCTGACGGGGGATCCAAGTGCCTTCGCAGAGGATGTCACCACCCCGAACAACTGGGAGGTGGAGTACTCGGGTGGTGCGGTCAAGCGTGACGAGATCGGGTTGCCCGAAGATCGTCCCGACACTTTCAACCACCCCGAGAGGACCGCTTCGATGAGCCACGATCTCCTCCTCAAGAAGGCGGACCTCTCGGTGCGCATCGCACGTCGGATGCTGGGCACCAACGCCCCCGAGACCGCGATCGAGGAGCAGGCGGCGACGTTCATGCGCCTCCCCGACGCAGAGGTCATCAACACGTACAACCGTCTCGCCAACGAGATGCCCCCTCAGCTCCAGAAGGCACAGGAGCAGCAGGCTGCCAAGAAGGAGTCTGAGGACGAGGTCCAGGAGCAGGCCAAGCAGGCTGCTCTCCGTGGTGACAAGAAGGCGTTCGACGTCGCTCTCACGAAGCTCGTCGGGATGCGCAAGGCGAATGACCCCCAGCAGCAGGCACCGGCACAGCAGCAACAGCAGCAGGCTGGTCAGCAGCAGGATCAGCAGCAACAGGCTGGTCAGCAGCAGTCGGCCTGGTATGACACCAATGCCCCACGCCCGGGTCACCCTGGCAAGGACACGGGTCCGCACGCTGGTCAACAGCAGCAGGCCCAGGGTCAGCAGCAGATGCCCCCTGCTCAGCAACAGCAACAGTCTGGTCAGCAGCAGATGCCCCCTGCTCAGCAGCAGTCTGGTCAGCAGCAGACCCCGCCCGACCACATGCAGCAGCAGGCGCAGGGTCAGCAGCCCCAGGGTGTCGAGGCCCAGGTTCAGCAGATGATCGAGCAGGCCGCTCAGCAGATGCAGATGCAGGCTCGGCATGCGAACGGGCAGCAGATGCCTCCAGCTCAGCAGCAGCAAGCTGGTCAGCAACAGCAGCAGGCCGGTCAGCAGCAAGCTGGTCAGGGCCAGGGTCAGCAGATGCCACCTGCCCAGCAGCAACAGCAGTCTGGTCAGCAGCAGCAAGCTGGTCAGGGTCAACAGATGCCTCCGGCTCAGCAGCAGCAAGCTGGTCAGGGTCAGCAGATGCCTCCGGCTCAGCAGCAGGCTTGTGGCCCCATGATGCAGCAGGCGAGCGATGACGCGCTCATCGACCAACTGCTCATGCCGGGTGGCGGTGGTTCCGCTCCCGCGCCCGGATCCATCGCCGAGATGGACATCCAGATGGAAGCCCCATCGATGGACATTGGGGACGTGAGCTTCCAGCCGGGCGAGGACGACATGCTCCGCCAGCTCTTCTCGAACGACGAGGCGATGGCAGCGCAACAGGCCCAGCAACAGGGCCAGGATCAGGGCCAGCAGGGCCAGCAGGTTCAGGCGAACATCCGTACGGCAGCTCTTCGTACGGTGGGCACCCGCCCGACGGCTGGTGTTTCTCGCATCGGAGGAGCAGGCGCTCCTCCCAGCCGTGGCCAGGACGTCGACAAGCTCACCTCCCTGTGGGCATCGGCTCCAGACGTTCGTGAGGTCTTCGGTCTCAAGACGACCTGAAGTCTCAAGAATCTCCTTATAGGGGATCCCCAAGTGGATCCCCTATAACGGGGCAGATGAAAATCAGATCAGAACGGACACCCAGCGACTCTGCCCCCCAAGGAGATAGGTAATCACATGACCACCTACGCCATCGGCGGCCAGTCCTCGGGTGATTTCCGGGAGACCAGCTCTCGTGTGCAACTCCTCCACGTCGTGACCCGCAATGCTGTGGGTGTCCTGACGCCGGACGCGTTCACTCAGGCGAACCCCCCGAACGTCACAACCGAGGTCTCGACCACCCTTGCAACGATCACCAAGGTCGGCGTGCTCGGAGGCACCTACGCCTTCACACGCCCAGACTACGGCAATGGCTTCCACGGCGGTCCGCCGAAGCCCTCCGGTTCCTACACGACCGGGTCGAAGACTCTCGGGATCTTCATGAACGACTCCATCGGCAATGCGTACGAGAACACCCCTGGCGTGGCCAGCGGGCGTGGACCGTATGTGTCCGGTGTTGGCGGCACTGTCGGCAACTCGCTCTACGAGACCAAGGTGCAGATCACCCAGGGTGGAAACACCGCTGGCACGGCGATCACCTACGCTGCCGGCAACCTCCTCTACGCGTCCGTCAACGGACTCGTGACCAACACCGTCACGGACTCGTACGAGCAGAACGCACCCTCGTGGGCCTCCACGAATCCGACGACCATCGTCGGTGTCGTGAAGGTCGCCCCTGACGCCAACTCCTCGCTCCTCGTCTACGACACGAGGATCTGAGCCCAGACCCCAAGAGGAGCGAAAGAGAACCGCCATGAGCCAGGTCGACAACACCCTCAAGCAGCAGATCATCAGCGAGTACATTCGTACGGCCGCAGGGCGTGCGAAGCTCGCTGCTTCGATGATCCAGCCGCTCCGTCTTCGCCGTGACTACACGGCGGTAGGCCGCAAGACCTTCCTGGTCGAGCAGCTTCCCGACGGCGCGCTGCCGATCTACGACAAGGACCCGGACGTGACAGCGTACGTGGTCGGTGAAGAAGGCGAGAACATCCTCGCCATCCAGAAGCCGCGCCGCGTGATCTTCCCGCTGTTCGAGGTCGCCTCGAACCCGGAGATCCCGCTGACCCAGATCAAGGAGCGTCGCTTCGACCTCATCGAGCGCGCCCAGGATCTCGCCAAGGCACAGATCCAGGCTGCCGAGGACGAGCGCGTCTTCGCAGTCCTCGACTCGATCGCCGTCTCGGGCTTCGACACCTTGCCGGGTCAGACGAACCCCGACGTTGCTGTCGTGGCCCCCATCTCGCCGAGCGTCCTCGCTGATGCCTTCGCTGAGATCGAGCGCCAAGACCTCCGGGTCGCTCGCATCTACATGAACGCGACCGACTACGCGGACATCCGCAAGTTCGGTCGGGACATCCTGGACATCGAGAGCCAGGCCGTCCTCCTCAAGACCGGCCTCCAGGCCGTGCTCTGGGGCGCTCAGATCATCATCTCGCGCCTCGTGCCCGTGGGCTTCGTCTACGTGTGTGCAGAGCCCGAGAACTTCGGCCGCTTCCCGGTCCGCACCGAGCTGACGGTGCTTTCGGCCGACGACCCGAAGGCACGTACGATCGGCTTCTCCTGTTTCGAGAACGTCGGCATCGGGGCGTTCAACCCCAGGGGCCTCACCCGCCTCGTGGTCACCCGCATCTGACGAATACGGCTGAATAGCCCAGGCATTGAGAGCCGTCTCGGGAGACCGAGGCGGCTCTCTGCTTTTGTGCTTCTTGACACAAATGCTCCTAACCCAAAGGTCTCTACAACCAGCTCCGCTAAGACTCTTGTGTTACAACACAGCAGGAGGTCTGGAACACCATGACCCTCGATCAGACTGTTCAAGCGCTCGCTTCTGCCAGCCAGGCCCTTCGGGCGGCACAGAACGACTATATGACGAAGAACGGGCTCTGGGAGTCCGCCCTGAATGCAAAAGGACTCTTGCCGGCCCGACGAGTAGGGAGATCAGGTAAGCACTCACCTCTTCCGCCTCCTCCCGTCAACCCTGATCTGAACGCTCTTGCGGCGGCTGTGGTGGGCTCCAAGATGGCGCTACAGGCGGCACAGACTGTCTATAGCTCTGCCAAGACAGCGCATGATGCAGCGATGGCTGCGGCTGGTGTGGTAGCGTCTGTGAACTTGACCACGGCTTCGTCCTAGAGAGATGTCTCGATGTCTCGGTGTAAACCGAGACATGCATCCTTCGTGGAAGGCCTCGCTTGCCACTGAGTTTCGCCAACCCTACTTCGAGAAGCTTCGGGATTTCGTTCGAGACGAGCGGCGGGCCCACACAATTTTTCCTCGGGAGGGGGAGGTTTTCGCGGCCTTTGATGGTCCTTTCGACGCCGTTAAGGTCTGCATCCTCGGTCAGGATCCCTACCACGGACCAGGGCAAGCCCATGGGCTTGCGTTTTCCGTTCGCAAGGGCATGCCCATACCCCCAAGTCTCCTGAACATCTACAAGGAATTGGGGACGGACGTGGGGTTCAAGTCACCAGGTCACGGCTGCCTTCAGGAGTGGGTGGATCGAGGGGTGCTCCTTTTGAACACCTCGCTGACGGTCCGGGCGCACGAAGCTGGGAGTCATTCAGGGCAGGGATGGGAGCGGTTTACGGACGCGGTCATCCGGGTCCTCGCAGACCGTGACAAGCCGGTGGTCTTCGTGCTGTGGGGGTCCCACGCTAAGAAGAAGGTAGCCTTCCTTGACCCAGTGAAGCATACGGTGGTGTCGTCCGCGCACCCATCCCCGCTCTCGGCTCACGCAGGGTTCTTCGGGAGCCGGCCTTTTTCGACGGTCAACCGAGCGTTGGGGGACGAGGCTATCGACTGGCAGCTCACCCCCTAATCTTCATCTTCCACCGCTTCGGGAAGTTGAGGGATAACAGCGTGATGGGTTCTGAACTCTGTGGGGTTGGCGAAGACTTTCTCCCGGTCGGTGGGCAGGCGAAGAATCTTCGGATCCCGGGGAGTCTTGCAGACGTTGGCGCGGTAGATAGCGATGCCCGCACACTGGACGCCGGTGAGCGTATGACACTCGACCTCGCACTCCCCATGCGCAGCCAGCACCCATTCCTCGGCGCTCATGGCACCTAGCCACCCATTAAGGGCAGCCCGTGCCCACGGACAATCCGAGCACGGTTTCTTGTGCTGGGTTGTGGCAGGGACCGCTTCCTCGGAGGAAATAAGTTGGAGTCTCACTTGTCCATTTCCGCCATGGCACGCTCTTCCTGCTCCAGCTTGTAGAGAACGTTGAAGCCGTAGTTGAACTGTTCTTCGTCCTCCTTGTCTTGGGCGATGGTGTTCTGGCGGATGACGGGCTCCGCTTCTGCTGCGGTCGCCTTGCGGATGCCCACGTCGTTGCCGTAGACGAAGTGGATGGTCTCGGTGTCCATCGACCAGACGAGCGCGATGGGTTTGTTATCCCGCAAGACCATGGTCACGTCGCAGGTAAGTGCGTTCCACGGAAGCTCCTCGCCCACTGCGAGTCGGATCTGACCAAGACCTGCGGGCTCTACGGGCTCCCCGAAGTCGCCAATGCGGAATAGGTTCCGAACGGATTCGACCGCTGCTTCGGGAGATGGGGCGTAGACGGCCTGGGCACCGAACTTGGGGTTCTCGTCGAGGCACCCATCGGGGACCATGACCCAGTGCTGGTTCTCGATCGTCATCGGGTGGCTGCTCGTCATCAGGTGCATGGCTGGTCTCCTGCCGCTCCTACAAGGTTAGGGGTACGCCGATCAAAACTTATCAGGGCAGTCGCTTGAACCCACAACCCTCGACCATCCACAGGACGTCGTCCTTCTGGACGATGTCACCGACGGACATCGACGTGTGTTGCAGCCCGAGACCCCGGATGAAGCCGTTCGCTTGCCCCTGCGGGCTCCACTGCTCCCCCTGCATCATCATCCAGACCTCTTCGGGGTGATCCGTGTCGAGCGTACCGACACAGGTGTGCGTGCCCTCGATCGTCGCGATTGTCGGAAGGGGGATGCCCTGCTTCACGAGCCATTCGGATCCGAAGATACCGTCCCGGAAGAAGGGGGGCTTCATGTACCAGACCGTGGTGGTGCCGGTGCCGTAACGGGGATCGAGGCTGCCTGCGATGTCTTTGAGCGTGCTCATGCCCCCTCTACAGCCGCGAGGGTAACCGATCAAAGGTCCGGGTCGATTTCTATCCGCGGGGACGATAATACACTTTTGCTTTTGCTTACGGGGGACCCTCGTCGGTTTTCGTCCCCATTACCCCAGGAGCAAAAGAATGGACCCCAATCAGATTCGGTTCAGGACGGGCGAGCAGATCGTCTTCACGGCAACACGCAACTTCGCTCTCGGCAACACCGGAGCAACCATTTCCAAGGGGTCCGAGGTGCTTTTCGACGGATCGACCGTCGAGTTTGCGGGCCAGACCTTCTCCTTTCCGCAGCTCCGTGGTGCCATCAAGCTCGACTGGGTTGTGATGGCTGAGCACTACGATGAGAACGACCCGAACTACGGGCGTCCCGAGCGTGCGAACATCCAGGTGCGCCATGCGACGAAGGGGGGCAACCCTCTGGCTCCTCAGCCGAAGATGACCATCTCCACGACCGAGAGCGATGAGCGCGAGGTCATGAGCGTCAAGGGACACGCGGAGCAAACTCGTTCGGCCAACAAGACCTACGTCCGCGGCAACCCTGTGAACGTAGCTCGACCTGGAGAGACCGTCTTCACGAGGAACGGTTTCGAGGTCGTCGAGGCTCAGGACGGGGTTGAGGTTCCGGGTCGGACGTTTGCGACCAACGACCTCACGGGCGAAAAGGCACGCGGCGTTCGGACGGATCTCACCGCTGAGGCAGCCGCTCGGGCTCTTCGGGTAGCCCATACCGTGCAAGTTCAACCAGGTCAGGGCATCACGATGGAGGAGCGTCTGGCACAGATGTCCGAGGGGGAGCGGGAGGTCTACCTCGCCGAGCGTGCCGCTGATCGTGAGGCGACCATCGCGGCGATGCCCCCGGAGCAGCAGGCAGCCGAGCGCGCCGCTCAGGTGATCCGTGAGCGCAAGATCGTCGGCAGCGTCCGCAAGGCGGCCCCTCAGCAGACAGAGGGGATGCTTATCACGCCCGACGTGGGGCATGGTGTGGAGATCGCCGATCCTGTTGGGATGGGGTCGGGGAAGCCCAAGGAAGATGTTATCTTCGAGGACGGCATCAAGTTCACTCGCACCAATGGGTCCGCCCGCCACATGCAGGAGGCGCAGAACCGCGCGACCCAGGCCCCACAGCAGGCTGCTGCGCCCATCCGTTCGTCTCTGCCTGAGGCGCCGGCCGAGGTTCGCAAGATGATCGCCAAGGCGGTTTGCGCCGACTTCCCGGACGATTACAACTTCGCCCTTCCGGTCAAGAAGCGCATGGCGCGTCTCCAGGCGGACTACGAGAATCGTTCAGACGTCATCAAGGCTGTTTTTGCCGCCGAGGGCGATGAGATGAAGGGGCTCCTCATGCAGGAGTTCCCCCAAGCGTTCCAGCAGTAGGCGGTAGAGAGAGGGATCACGTGCCGGGAAATGGGGTTGCGGGGGCGAAGGCTCTCGCGACCCCTTGCTCTTTGGCCCTATTCCTCTTGTTCATTGCCTCCGGGTGATGTCGGCACCGACGAACGATGGTTGTATGCGCCGGGAGGCCTCATCGGCAACCGGGCAGAACAGGACTGCGTCCATCTCGGTCTTCCTCGTGGAAGAACTTGGGGATGCTCGGGTCCGGTGCGAGCAGCTCAAGAAGTACGTCGACGATGCGATGGATCTTGTTGAGAACTCGACTCACCGGGATCACTTTTTCGAGGTTGCCGGACACTTGCTCCATGGCATCCCCGAGGTGCTATTCAAGCTGGAGAAGGCGTTGGAGGCGGCCTCGATGGCAGCCGGACGCATCGACTACGAGGAAATCAAGGAGCGCCTCAAGCCCGAGAAGGTCGAGGAGCTGGAGAAAGCTCTCCAAGATGTCCGCATCCGCCGACTGCACCGATCCGAAGGGGATACTCAAAACGCTCCCCCTGTCAAACAGAACGAAAAGGAGACTCACACCGCCATGAACGCCAAGATCGCTGCCCAAGAACTTGTTGCAATGGCCGCGCATGTCGAGCGAACAGGCTCGGTGCCGATGGCCAACCTGGTTTCGCTCATCGCCAAGCTGGAAAAGGGCAAGCGTCAGGCTTCGGCTTCTGGTGCATCCCCCGAGAAGGTCGCTGGGTACTTCCGGGCGATGGCGGACACGCTCATCAAGTCCTCTACGGAGACCGATCCCGCGAAGAAGCCGAGCCGTTTCGCTCTGGCGCAGTCGCTCCGTCGTGTTGTCGCAGATCAAATGCCGATGACCTCCGCCCAGATCGCCGCGCAAATCTACCAGACGGCCAACTCGCCCGAGGAAGTCAAGAAGAAGTTCAAGGAGCAGAACCCCAACATGAGTGAGGCGGACTTGGAAGCGGCGGCGACCATGTGGTCCAAGCACAAAGATGTTGTGAAGGACATGCACCAAGAGCAGTAGTAACGGTGTAGGGGTCTCGTGTGGTGCAGCCTAACACTATCTTGGGATACGTCTATCTTGTCACGAATCTCGTGAACGGAAAGAAGTACGTCGGTTGCACCAAAGTGTCTGTCGAGCACAGGTGGCGCCAGCACCGAAGCGCCGCCAGGAAGGGAAGCCTCCTGGCGATCCACGCAGCCCTACGGAAGTACGGGAAAGACAGCTTCAAGGTAGAGATTCTTGAAACAGTTAGGGGCAGGCATGACGAGCTGCTACTTGCTGAAGTACGTCAGATCGCAGCCCACAACTGTGTCTCTCCGGCGGGCTACAATCTCACGAACGGGGGGGAAGGTGTGGACTTTCTGGTTCCCGAGGTACGCACAAGGCACGCCGAGAGCGTAAAAAGTCGATCTGCGAATCCAGACTGGCAGCGGAGAACTGCTGAAGCCAATCGAAGAAAGGTCACGGACCCCGACTGGCTCGTGGCAACTACTGAGGCCAACCGAAGGAAGGCCCTAGATCCCGAGTGGCAGCAGGCCACCACGGAGGGCGCTCGTAAGCGTTCAATCGATCCTGCGTGGCAACGAAACGTCGCTCTAGGTGCTATTAAAAGGGCGGCTGACCCTGACTGGCGAAAGGCAAACCTGGAAAGTCTACAGGAGCTTCATGCCGAGCCCGCGTTCGTTATGGCGCATGCCGAGGGGATACGAAGGCGGGCCCTGAATCCTGAATGGCTCAGGAATGTGGCTGAAGCAGCTCGACGTAGGGCGCTTGACCCTGAATGGCTTGGGAAGAGCACAGATAGCCTACGCAAGGCGCATGCTGCGCAATCCGCCAGGGCCCTAGCGATAGACGCTACGGTCAGTTCAAAAGAGAGGTCCCGTAGGGTAGGGAATCGTGAAGCTGTTCGACGCTACAGGGCCAGAAAGAAGCTTCAGGCATCATCATGACTCGCGTCGTCTCTCTTCAACAACCGCTAGTGATCCGGCCTGCTTATGGACAGGCAGGACTTCCATCGGCAGTGAGCATTGGGGGTGTCCCCATCCAAGAGTATGCCCGCACCAAGGGCCTTGGTTCCGGTCCTGTAGCCGAGTCTGGCCTTCCAAAGGGCGATCCAGGGGGGAAGGGCATCAAACTCGACAAGGACATCCCTGGAGAGTCGACTTTCGACAAGCCCGAGGAAGATGTCCGACAGTTTGACAAGACCGAGCCGGGATCGATCTACCGGATCGACGGTCCTGACGACATGGCGAGGCCTCAGGATCAGCCGGACGGGGACGAGCGGCATCACGAGGACTTCAAGCCACGTATAGAGCCCGAAGACTCGAAGCCGACCGAGGAGATTACCAAGTACCCGTACAGGGACGGATTGCCCCACCAACATTTCGCGAGTGAACAGAATGAGTTCGTCGTTGGACTCTATCTCGCCGAGCGGGCCCACACCCTCAAGATCGTGCCTGGTAACAGAGTCCTCGTTGCGACGCGCCCTGATGAGGTCATCACGGGACTGAACCCCCAGTTTGCTCAACGGGCGAAGTCCTGCTCGGTGTCTATGAAGCGGGCGGACATCGGCAACCTCCGTTGGCTTTTCTCGGTCAACTGTGGCAATGGCCCCAAGGTCGTCAAGTTGAAGGCGTTCCGCGCAGCGAATGTGGTGCGGATCGGGAAGATGGATGTAGACCTTGCCTGCTCTTGTCCAGCGTGGCAGTGGCTTGGCCCAGAGCACCACGCCAAGGGTAATGATTACCTGGATGGGAGCCCTAGGGGAACAGCATCCACCCCTGTTATCAGGGATCCTCAGGGTATCAACCGCGTCTGCAAGCACGTCGCTGCGGTGCTTTCGTTTGTCCAGGATTGGCAAGTCAAGCCGACCCCAAAGAAGAAATGAGAATCAGATGCCCCTCTACACGGTCCAGTGCCAGGTCTGCGAGAAGCAGGGAACCCAGAAGCTCACCTTCGCTGAATACGATGAGGTCAAGGCTCAGAAGCGAGACGTGTCCTGCCCGCACTGCGGGGGATGGGCGAACATCGTCTTCGATCCTGGCAATGTGAACTTCGTCCTCAAGGACGGCGAGAGTGGGGGTTGGATCTCGAAGGCAGGCAGGGAGAACACGTTCCGGCGGAGGCACAACGTCGAGGTAAGCCGGCGGCAGCGGGACCATGCTCCTCGCACCACGCTCCAGCCTAACTTCCAGGGAGGGCTCACCGGAACCTGGAAGACGGCTCAGGAAGCGGCGTTCGAGACTCGTTACGACGAGGTCAAGCAGGAGCATGGCGCTCAGGTGGCTGTGCAAGCCGCAACGGAAGCCGCGCGGACATATGATCCTCTTGTGAATCGTCAGGTGACGCGATGAGCAACTACCGGATTTTCAAGATCCCGCGTCGGCGGCCCCACATCGTCGACTTGTACGCGCCGCTGACGCAGGGACTCGATCAATTCGGATACCGTGTCAAGTGGGCCTCCAACTTCGACGGTTCTTTTGCGGTCATCATCAACTCGACCAACGTCGGGTTCTTGGACCCCAATGTGAATCGCATGCGGATCGAGTCACAGCCAACGACGGGCACGGACGTGCGTATCGTCTTCGACCCGACGAGCTATGGCATCACGGACACCCAGAGCTTCTGGCTTCAGTATGCTCAGGTGATCGGGGGTGTTGAGACCACGGTCAGCGCCCCCACGCTCATCCTCCCTGACTCGGCCAACAAGGGTCAGGGGATCGTCACCATCCAGGGGAACGCGCCGAGCGGGGCCGCTAGCGCAAATTCCCTCCAGCTCGATCTCCCGTTCCTTATGCAGAACATCGAGATCACCAACAACGACTCGTCGAACACTCTCTACGTTTCGACCGAGCAGGGTGGGCCCGAAGTACCTGTAGGTCCGAAACTCGGGTTCTATGGCTACCAAGCGATCTGGGCATCGCAGGGAAGCATCTGGGTTCGAGGGGGCGGAGGAGCGGTGAATTTCTCGGCAACGATGACCCTCTCCTTCCCGCGGTGAGTTCTTGGAGGAGGCTCGTGAGTGTATCTCATCAACCCGCTCTCCCTACAGATCGCCAGCACGCTCTTCATCCAGATCGGTCGGTTCAGGGCAGCGCAGGGACTTGTAGGACCAAAGGACGGAGCCAACGAGTCGTTCACGACGCCGGGTCTGGAGAAGTTCGTCCACAACCTGCCTTTTCTGGACATCTCCGTCTACTACAACGGCGTGCGCCTCGCCCTTCTCGACGACTACATGGTTGCGGAGAGCGGAGGCACAGGAACGGGCTTCGACACGATCATCATGAACGTGCCGCCGTTCGCCAACGACCACCTTTTCGCCGACTACATCATCCAGCCGACGCCCTAGTCCCTTTCTCAGCCACGTAAGGAGGGACCTCCGTGGCCGGGACGTACGTTCGCTACCGTCAGATTCGGGTTGCCGACAACCAAGCGGATCAGGCGACCCCTACTCAAATTTCTGGTGCGTTGGCGAATTCCGTCACCCAGGAAGACCTCCAGTACTACTACCTGAGCCGTCTCAACCAGATCATCTTCGGCACAGCCTATCCGTCCCACCATTGGTACGAGGACTTTCTCTCTGAGGGGATCCTCTCGCTGAAGGATCTCTCGAACCTTGCACCGACGAAGTTTCGTACGGGGGTTCCGCTCGTAGGGCTCAAAAATGGTGCCAACCGAATCTTTCAGACGACTCCCGACTACTTCGTACACGACCCGACGGGAACTGGTCGAGACATCGAGGTCTGGCACAACGGTCGGCGGCTCATCCTTACGGCAGTCCCCGATCCGAGCCAAGGGGACTTTATCGTCTCCGAAAGCGGAGGAGTGGGGACAGGCTTTGACACGGTAACCCTTTTGACATTCGCTCCAGTGGGTAAGTCCACGCTCGTGGCCGATTACGCATTGGCCTCATAGCTAGGAGTCTCCGATGGCCGGTCAATTTTCGAGATTCAACGCGATCGATCAGCTTCTTGACGTCGCTGGATCAGAGCGCCAGGTCAACGATCGGCTCCTTACGGACGAGACAGGTGGGTTTGGCTCTCCGGTCATTCTCAACTCCGGTGCCACCGCCACGATCACGGCATTTGGCACGCCGAATCTGACTGTTGGGGGTCTGGCCGGCATGTCAGCCGCCAGTGTGGGCAGTCTCCTGTCGATCCGGGGCGCAGCTCTTGCTGGCAACAACGGGGTCTTTACGATCACGTCGTTCATCACCGCGAACAGCGTTCAGGTGAGCGATGTGGGTGGATACTTCCCAGATCCTAACTCTGGTAGCCTGGAGTGGGAGAACTACAACGCCGGCAACACGGCAACCATCTCGGCATTTTCTGGCGGACTCGTGACTCTCACGGGCTTGCTCAACATGAGCCAGAACTCGGTCGGGCACTTCTTGACTATTTCTGGGGCGGCCACCGCTGCCAACAACGGCACCTTCCTCATCGTTGCCTTCATCTCGGCTACGAGCGTTCAAGTCTCCAACGCCAGCGGTGTGTTCCCGGACACCAATAGTGGTGCCATCTCCTGGGTGGAAAAGCTTCCATACAGCCTCAATGACGATCTCGACTTCGAGCGCTCGGACCGTACTTACATCAAGGGCGTCAACTACGATCAGCCCGTCCCAACGTACACGCGGCCGACGCTCACAGGAGTGCAGGTTCCGGCGAACCTCGCCAACATCGCCGGCAAAACGCTGGATGCGTTTGCCCGCTCAGTCAACCGGGGCCAGTTCAACTGGCCTGTCGAGGTCACCCTTACTGACATCTACGGATCTGGGTCGCTCAAGCACTCGGACAACGTGGACCAGACCGGCGTGCCTGTTTTCGATGCGGGACCCTTTACAGGGGACTACAACTCTTGTTTCGTCGAGGTCACCAATGCCACGACAGGCGACGAGTTGGAAGTTCAGGCCGGCGGTCACAAGGGGGAGAGAATCTTTGGAGTCACGTACAACGGGTCCTCGACCTCCCCCAACTCCGTTGAGATCCACTGGTTCTCGGCACCCCCTGGCTCCAACATCGTCACCAGTTCGACGGCCTATTCCTGGGAGAAGGGTGCGGCAACCGGGACTAATTCCGGATCTGGGACTCTTACGGTAGTCCCAGGGACCAGCGGTGTGTCGGCCATCACGGGGTTTTCGGGAACCACGTTCAGCTCCGGCACAGACGTCGGCAACTGGATCGTTTTCACGGGGTTCACGAACGCCAGCAACAACGGCACCTTCGTGATCATCTCGGTCCAGAGCGCTACGGCCATCACGGTCCAGAACCACGCTGCAATCGCCGAGACCTCGGGCGCAGGTGCAGTGACCTACACGGAGTACGCGAAGCTGGTCCCGACGTTTGTGGATCTCACCTATGGGTACAACGAGCGGCTCGATCTGCTCGATCAGAACGCCTGGCGTTTCCCAATGGTGTCGGGTCTTGTGGCGGACTCGGATCTTCGTCAGGACATCAACGACATCCAATCGACGGGCGGGTGGGCGGATGGGACGACGAACCTCTCGACGTACCTGACGAACACGGGCAACTACTACCCGTTTTCAACGCTTGCTGGGGGAGCGGGAGATACGGTGGTCTCTGCGCTGAATGCGCTGAATGCTCAATTTGGCAACCTGACATTCACGGGATCCTACTTGACTAACGGGGAGACCATCACGGCAGCTCTCCA